CCCGCATCCCTCGATACGTCGGAAGTCGGGAAGGAAGAAGGAATCTTCGGCTGATTTAGACGGTCGTTGCACGGAGCCGACCCCTGATCGTCAACCACATAGAAATCCGACCATTCTATGACGACCGTAGCTCCGTATGCGGTCGTGTTCGCCCCGAAGTCGAAGTTGTTGCCGAGCAACGTTGACAGGTTGGTGCCACTTGAAGACGCGAACGATACGCCGTTCAGCCAGCCCTCAACATAATCATTGCCAGCAGAGTTCGCTGTAATCGCAAGCTCGATGTAGTACGTCTGCCCAAGTGTCAGGGCAGCAGACGCTGACCCGATCAGAACACCGCCGACCCTAACCTCGAGAGTGCGGCTGGTCGTTATTCTGATGTCGTAGTCATTTCGAGCCAAGAGCCGACACGCCACAGACGGAGCAGCGGTCGAGATCCGAAACGCCGCCCCCATGATGTACTTGCGGTTGTCGACAGTCGTAATCCCGATACGAGTCGCAGAGACCACGTTCGGTGCGGCTCGATATTTGAACGCCGACCCACCGGTCTGCAGTCCACCAGCTTGTACAGTCGGAGCAGTCGTCAGCCCCTGGACGGTTGCGCCCGCCCCGCCCTCGGCAGGGCTTGTTACCGCTGCAGCGGGAGCACTACCCGATCCAGGCCCGCAGGCGAGCAGGAGTGACAAACATCAGCCCCCTGTCTTGCCGTGCATCCCACCCGAGCCTGCGTACGACCCAGGGGCAATCACTTCGAAATCTTCGATACGGAACGTGCTGTTGCCGCCCGATCCGTCGTAGTCACCGAGCTTCATCAGGAATTGGAGGCGACCGCCGCTGTTGACTTCCGTAAAGTCATTCTGTGCGTCTGCCCAGACCTCGTTCGGATATGGTGAGGAGAAGTCGGTGAATGAGCGATACACCACGTCGCTTTCCATCCTGAACGTCAGGGCGTCGGTTGAGTTCCCTCCTGTATCGCCGCAGTACGCCCCGTAGTCGCGCAGCGTACGGGCGATCGTCTTCAACCAACCGGGCCAGGACTGAGCAGCGATATACGCCTCGTCCTTCTTGTACCGGAAGCGAGCGCCAAGAGGCGGCGCGTGGGTGTCGGTCGTCTCGGCTGCGTCACCGCTGGCAGGGAAGACGTGTCCTCTCGTCTTCCAACACACGGCGAAGAGAGCGTGGTCCATGTTCGCATTCGCCATCTCGTCGTGTCGGATCACTCCAAGACCAGCCACGAACCGGGCCGCAGTAGCACCAGGCTTGTCGGTACGAGTGAGACCATCACTCGTGATGTCGTCTTCCATGGCCGACCACCTGACCCACCAATCGGCACCGTTCGCGATCCCTAGCTCTCCCTTCCACGCCGTGAATACGTCACCGTTCGGTTGAACGACGGTAATGTGCCCATCGTTCTGTGGCGTGTTACCGGTGAACGTGCCTGCGGGCTTCGCGTCGTGCGGGACTCGAATCTGAACGCCTTCTGTCTCTGCGAACCCGTAGTCCCCGCCGTTTCGGTTATCGAACCGATTGCGCACAGTGACGAGGTCGTCAGTTCCCTTGGCGAAGTACATCGGATGATCCCAGTCGAAGGTCATTCCACCGAAGTTGTACCCGTGATTCGAGAAGTTCGGTCTCGTCGTCGCGAGGTAGTTGATGATGGAAGCCGAGGTACGGACTCCATCATCGTACAACAGAGCGCCAGGCTGCAGATTGAACGGCGAACTGTCCGAGAACGGACGCCAATTCGACGGTGGCCTACCGCGATTGGTAAGGCTCTGGACGTCGAAGTTATTGACGCTCTGCGGCAACGTGGGCGGAGGGGGTGGAGGGGCGGGTGGAGGCGGAGGCGCGGGAGGAGGCGGTGGAGGAGGGGGAGGAACCGGCGGCGGCGGTGGAGGCGGTGGTGGTGGAGCAGGAGGGGGAGGAGGAGGCGGCACAATTCCCGTCGACCGGCATGTTGCGCCGGTCGAGTTGTGCCACACCGCTTCTACAGCGTTGAGACGCTTGGTTGCGTTGCCCGGTCCGTGGATCTCCGTGTGAAGCTGCTGCTCGTGTAGCTGGCAGGCGGTGTGGAATGGATCGTGGTCCGCCGCTGCACCAGGTACGAGCAGGACGCAAAGTGCGCATATCGTGAGAATCCAACGTGACACGCTCCCCCCTTAGTGGAGAATCCCGTATGTCGGTGTGACCTTGATGATGTCGTTGGTGGCGAGCACCACGGCGAGGCCATCGTCGAAGTTTGCCTGACCGACAGCCTTGTCACCTGTCGTCGACAGAATGTCGGAAATGAAGAAGCCGTTGACCGTCCCGCCCGAAGCCCCCACCGTTGGGAACGTGATCTGCGGGTAGGTCGTCTGGCGACCGACGTTGGTAGGCCGCTCGGCCAGAGCGCCCCATGTTGCCGTGGCCAGCGCCTGACGTGCGTAGTTGGTCCAGGCAGACTCGGTGATGTCGGCCATCGTCTGCGCGTGCGTGATGACAGTCGAAGCTGTCTGCGACGAGAACAGACAGAGGTACTCGGTCGTCAGCCGTGTGTCGTTCTTCGGGAACTGACCAAGGACGACGTCGAGACCTTCGTCCGGTTGCATGTACGCATCGAAGACGAGGTCCCAGTCCGGGCCGCGCTCGTATCGGAAATGCCTATGCACTTTCGGCCTCCTTCTCCACCAAGCGCGTTAGCTCGGCCTGGGCGTCATCGCCTGTGAGCGGGTCGTTCTCGTCGAGGACGCGCTCTTGGACCTGGTCGTGCAAGTGCTGGTACGGATCCTCTTTCTGGATGAACTTGTGGACGTCGCCGGTCTTGGTTCCCTTCACGCCGCACGAGGGGCAGATCCCAGGCCCGACTGGATGGTCAGGCTCGAGACCGAGGATCGCTCGACCCTGTTCGGACATACCGCCAGTGAAGAACCCCTGGTCGGCTCGCGACCCTAGCGGACAGGCCGAGTTCTCACACTGGTAAATCGCTTCCTTGCTCATGAGATTACTCCTTCCGGTTCGGCCAATGGTCCGCCCAGCGCATATACCGGCGGCTTCTGGCAAAGCGAGCAATATCGGGGTTCGTCAGAGATGTCGAAGAAGAGGTTCTCGCAACAGGCGCACTCCTGCAGCCTGTGAATCTTTGGGTCGTAGAGGATTCCAACCAGCAGACCCAAGCTGGCGACTTCGGCCTCGGTGGTAACTTCCCTCTTCTTGCGATCGTGGGGGCAGCACACAACTGCGGTGCCTCCTAGGACTGCCCTCCCCGATGCGTACCCTGACAAACTACCTCCTTCGGGAGGCGGGGAACGTACCACCAGTGGTGGAAGTCCCCCGCCACGTCGGTTGAACTAGGACTGGCCTTCCTTCTCGGCCAGGTACTTCTGAACGTCGGCCTGCGTGACACGGTCGTCCTTCCCCGTGCCCTTGACGTCCGCCAGGTCGACGCCCTTCTCCTTCGCGAGCGCGACCGCTGCGTCGCTCGGGTCTGGACCTGCGGGCGGTGGCTCCTGCCCTCCGTCGCCGCCGTCGCCTGCGGTTCCCTCAGGAGTCTCCGGATCGCCAGGAGGCGTCTCGTCCTCCGACTCTTCCGGAACCGTGGCTCCCTCCTGCGTCGGACCGCCATCTTCGGTCTCTTCGCCGTCGTACTCGACGCCGCGACCCGTCAGACCTGGGTCAGCTACGCCACGGCCCATGATCTCCGCGATGCCCTCGGTCAGACCCTCAGGAGCAACGCCCCCATGGGCCATGACCGCCGCCGAATAGACGAACTCAGCCGTGGAAGGCGTCGCAGCTGCGATCTCAAGGATCTCGTCTGTCGAGATGTCCTTGAAGACCTCTGCCAGCTGCATGATGTTCATCTCTTCGAAGGCCAGCGGGTGGACTGCTGGCGGTGCGATCTCGGTTGCCTGAGCCAGGCTGGTGGTCCCCGATACCGTCGTTCCGACGTCGCCCCTCGGCTCTGCCTGGGACTCCATCGGAAGCTGCGTATCGGTGACGCCAGCCTCCATCGCCTTGACCTCCGCCTCGGAGAAGAAAGCGCCGTTCAGATCGCCCCAGCGCAGTCGCTCTTCGGGGAGGCCATAGGCCGTGTGCGGCTCGTCGCCGTGCTCTGCTGTGCTGACCTTCATCCCGTGGGTCGCATAGCGTTCGACCATGATCTCCTGCAAGGTGACCGGGTCGGTCGCCGGTACGAACCAGTGGAAAAGGCGGAACCTGACGTATCGCTCCTTTACTGCTCTCGACACGTTCCCTCCTTCCTAACCGGCCAGACCGGTGAACTTGAGGACGGCGAACTTGTTGTTGACGAACATGACCGGGCGGACCGACGACTGAATCCAGGTCTGCTCGATGCCGTCGGCATCGTCCCATGACCTGGACTGCAGTGGCTGCTCCACTCGCATCTCGCCAACCTGACCCTCTGCGACGACGTACGCCGTCCCAGCGGTAACCCGGTTGGTGACGTACAGGCTGATGCCGAAGCCCTGCAGGACACCGTTGAGAGAGTCGCCGTAGATCGAAACGAGGTTGGCGTACTCCTGCGGGTTGAGAATCCACAGCGTATAGCGGATTCCCAGTTCGTCCTGCTCGGCCAGCATCGCGGCCTTGCCGAAGTCGTTGGCGGGCCACAGCGTGTGGTTTGACTGTGACGCGCCGCCAGTGATAACGGTTGACCAGTTGCGGCCTGTGGTCGTCCGTGAGCCAGCCGTGATCGCAGCCTCGAGAACCTCGACGCCACGCTGGTTGATCTTCCGGACGATGGTGTTCGCCAGCTGCCTGACGGCATTGGTGAACTCGCTCATGTTGTTGCGATCCCGCGCCTCCCACGTGATGGGGAACTTGCCGCCCCACTTCTCGACAGGTGCGACCTTCGGCACGCGCCGCTGGAAGGTGATGATCGGGAACTCGCCACCTGCAGGAACGCGGGTGACGTCACGCTCTGCGTACAGGTCCTGGCCCTCGACCTCGTTGTATAGGACCGCGCCGCCGGTTACCCCGCCTGCGTTCGCGAACACGCGATCGACGAAGAACCGCTGCAAAGTGAGGTCCATGATCAACGGAGTGACGACCTGGGTCACGTTCTGCAGCGCGAAGTCCACGGTATACGTGGTGCCCGAAACCACGGGCGGTCCCAACGGGTGGACAACAGCACCGGGGTTCAGAGCGGCCATGACCTTGGCTCCGGCCTTGACGATTCCGTGGCGCATGGCGTCCTGGACGAAGTCCGGCGATCCCTCGACGTGCGTGAAGATCTCGCCGCTTGCCTTGATCTCTGTTCTCAGCACTAGCCTGCCTCCTTCCCCTACTCGTAGAGCATGACTTCGCAGTCGGCACCCGAGGCTGCTCCGGTCATGGCGAAACCGAGTGCAACTCCTGATGCCTTGGTCACGATCTGGCCTACTGCGTCCGCGACTTCAACCTCTGCGAACGCGGCGATGATGCCCGCCGTCTTGATCGGGACGACTCCGCCCCGCAAGACTGTGACCTTCTCGCCGATGGCCGCATCGTGGGCTGCAACGCCCAGGATTCGGCCTGCCGCTGCGGGATAGCCGATGACGTAGTTGCCGCCTTCGGCCGTCGCTGCCAGCAGTGGGCCTGACTGCCGGTTCGCGGTGACTGCTACGCACCGCTTGCCGATGACAGCGGCACCGGCATGGCAGGGTAGATCCTGCCCTGGCTTGAAGAACCGATGTGCTTCGTTCGCAGGCATCTAGACCTCCATCTGGACTAGAGGGCGCTTGTCTGACTCGGCCTCGGCCCGCGCCTGGGCGATCTCCGGGAAGTGCCCCCGGAACCCAGCCGCCATGTCCGTTGCCTCGCCATCGTCGGCCTCCTGCAGAGCGCGCTGGTTGATCGGAATGACGTTCTCCGCCAGCGTCTTGAGTTGAGCGATGGTGCCTTCCCGGTCGAGCTTCATGAGCTGCGCCCAGTGCTCTTTCCGGGCCGGTGGGAACTTGCCCTTGCCCATCGCCTCGGTGAGGATCCGATCGTCCTCGTCCGACTCCTGCCGCTCGTGAGCCTTGCGACCCAACTCGGCATCCCTCTGCAGTTGAGCGAGAGTGCCCTTGTCGATTGTCACGACAGACGATGCCGCCGTCTGCGCCTCGGCCTCGGGCTGGCCCTCACCCTCCGATGTGTCGCCGTCGCCGTCCGAGGTCTCCCCTGAATCGGCGGCGGGTGTCTCCGGCTCTGCGCCCTCTCCACCCTCGCCGGTCGGCTCGGGACCTGCGGAGAGTCGCTCGTTCGCGACCCTGAGAACCTCTTCGTCCGGGGTGTCGTCCGAGAGATTCAGGGTCTTTCGAAGCGTGGCAGCATCCACTGCTGCGCCTCCTTCCCTGTCGTTGACGTGTGCCCCGGACGCTTCCCGGGTCTTGTAGGCAGCAGCGACTCGTCCGCCGTACTCAGCGATCACGCCTTGTACGCGAGCCGATGCATCTACAAACTCGATGTTCACCGGGGATGGCTCCCCGAAAGTGATCTCCTTGCCGCTGATCTCGACCGGCAAGCGATGTAGCTGCTGATCGTCGTCCTCCACGATCAACTCCATCGGGTCGACGAGTTCAGCGCAGATGTACCACCAGTAACGAGTGTCCACAGCCCACTCGTTGTAGAAGGCTCGTTCGACGTCACTGATGTTCACCTGGCCCATCACCTTGTCCTTGATGGACCGCACTGCTGCAGCTACGCTCACCTTACCTCCCTCCATGGCCGACCTGATTTCCGCCGCGATTTCGACGTTGTCAGGAATTTCTGTCCCGTAGAGCGTTGGCAAGTCATCGATGGTCATGCACCCGGGCCAGACCACGCCCAGGAGTCCGAGATCGGTGATGACGAGTTGCCACTTCTTACCCGTGGTCGTCTCAACGTCGAAGCTCGCCTCGACGGAGCGCGACGGGTAGGCATACGGCAAGACTTCGGCCAGCCAAGCTGGAACGCCGACGTAGTCGCCCACGATGGTCTTGCCATCGTTCTCCAAACGGAGATTTTGGGCGAGGCCAACAGCTGGCATATCCCCGGACTTGTAGACCTGATTGATGTGCCCGAGCTTCAAACGCGGAGCGACGATTGCGTCGTCGTTCTGATACGCAATCACTGCGTCTCGCATCTGCTCGAAGGTGAAGGTGACGGGACCGGTCATGGCGGGATACTCGATCCCGACCTCGACCATCGGCACGTCCGGAATGTTCACGAGAGAGATATCGACGCCAGCAGCGGCCAACTGTGCGGCGATGATCTCGCTCGCGATCTGCGAGTCCGACTCGTTCGAATAGAGCGCTCGCTGGTGCGCCTCGGCTGCGTCCTTGGAGGAATGGCACCCGCCAGGAACTTGGGCGCCCTTCGATCCGTCGTCTTTGAGTTTGTAGACGCACCATTCGTCTCCGTTTTTGAAAACCTTCCAGGGCACCTAAGTAGCCCCTATTGTAGCACGTTCGTCGGGTGACTGTTTCTTTATCCACTCATTGATCCCCTCTACCCACGCCTGCACAAGGCCCGGGTCCATTGCAGCCAGAGTGTCTGGCGGAGGGAGTGGAGTGGGGTCGCCGTTTAGCTCCGGCATGCGGAACCGGTGACGCATGTACTTCTCGAGTTCGGGATCGACAGTGATGATCCCTTGCTCCACGAGCCGGACTAGGTCTTCGACCGGCAGATACTCGTCCTCGTCTTCGATGACGTAATCGAGGAGAGGACAGTATTGCTCGTCGTAGTAGTTCCAGTCGCACCAATCCTCGATCACGTGCTCGTTGGTGATGTCCACGTACCACTGCGCAATCGCCTTCTGCGCCAGCTGCGCCAGTTCGACGAACTCGTGCCCGAGGGCACGCGAGCCGGTCGTGGTCTGGCCCAGCTGAATCACCATCTGCATGAACCGGCGGGCCATGCTCTCGTCGTGGTACTTGATCGAGTTAATGACGTCCGTGCCAGAGCCAAGGCGGGCGATGTTCAGCTTGGCACCGGACGGCACCGAGCCTCCGGCTTCCTCCCCGACCTTGAACTGCTGCGCCATCTCGCTCAGCTTCTGAATGTCCTTTGGCGAAGCGCCTGGGGGTGCCTCGGCCCACGGTACTCCACCGGCCCGCTCGTGGTTGATCGCGTCCACGCGCAGCAGGCGATCCTTGATCAGCCAGTTGCGGTAGCAGTCGCGAAACATCGAGCGTCCGGTCCAGTTCGCGTTCTCCTTCTCCCACGGATAGGCGACGAGCCGATCGACCGGAATCTCCGGCGTTTCACCCCACGGGGTGTTCGGCTTGGCCCACCGCTGTTTGACGTAGACCAATCCGCCGTCCGGCGCGACGTTGATCTCCGCGATTGAGGGCTGAGGAAGGGACATCAGCTTGCGCAGCCGCCACTGCCCATCCACGATCTCGCCTACCTGCTCGTAGAAACCGAAACCGAAAATCAGGGACAGTAGACAGTGCTGCAAGTGCTGGTCATGGCTGAACCTGCCATGTCGCCTGCCGCGTGGACGCGGTTCCTCACCGGCGATGTCCAGGCCCAAATCTTCTGCGATGCCGCTGACAGCCTCGGGGCGAGCGCCGTTCTCACGGATGACGAATTTGTAGCGACGGATCGGGCTGGTGATCGCCCAAAACAGAGCCGCCAGCTGTGAATCGGTCCGCATCTTCTCGTACGCAGCGACCGACTGAGGGAACCGCAACTCCGGTACGAACTCACGGGTGTCGACCCACGCCGACCAAGGTTGCAGCCCCCCGAGTCCCGTCGAGTAGCCGGTCTCGGCTGCTCGCCCGATTTCCTTGACTGGGGGTGAGATCACGGGGGGCATGCAGTTACGGCTTCACGTCTGCGTTGGACGGAACGATGACGTTCTTCGGCTTGATCCCGAGGAACGGTTCGAGACCGAGAGCACCGATGAGCGCGAAGATGATCGCAGAGCCGAGACCGGTCGCGAACGGCATCCAGCCGAGCCACTCGTTCTCGCCTCGGTACACGTCCACCACATAAGCGATCACCGCCACCGCGACGGCGCGAGCCAACGCCCGTACCAGCGGGCTGGACTTCCAGAAGTTGATGAGTCTGGTCATGGTCCATCCCACCAGGACAGGACCGCAACGATGAGTATCGCGATGAACTTCATCTTGCCTCCTTCACGTACATAGTCCGAGCGCTCTTGCCGTTCGGATTCCGACGTTGCCGGTGAATGGTGTCAGACCTTTCCGCCGCTGGAAGCGTACCACAGCGGCGCGGGTCGCAGGTCCGTATTGCCCATCGACGTCCAGGATCGGCCTAGCTCCGTTCCGGTTGAGAGCCTTCTGAACCTGGGTGGCGGTCCACTTGCAGACCGGCTTCGGTGTGATCCCGCCGTTGTAGGCGGCAACCACCTGAGCGGCGAACACGTCGTATGGGAAGTTGGGGGTTACGTCGTGGTGCGTGTTACCGCATTCCAGAGCGTTGTGGTCCGTCCACCCCGCTTTCTGGATATCGCAGCCGACCGGATCTACGAACCGGGAGGGGAGACCTCGTGCCCGTAGCCGGTCAGCCACGATGCTTGCCATGATGCGGTTCTTGATGATCGGCTGTGCCAGCCACCAAGCCCGCGTCTGGACTGTATTGCAACAGATGATCTCGACCGACTCGGCTGCGGAGTTGAACGCACCCTGCGTCCACGCCTTCTTATTCCAGGCGACCCACTGCTCGCAGCGACCGGACGGCTCGAGTCCCAGATGTGAGGACGCACCGAAGGACGGACGATCGAACAAGCCCCGGATCGCATCGAGGGAACCGGGCCGAGAAACGGTGTAGTGCAACACGAACGCCTTGACACGGGATCCGGTCGCCCGGTCTGAGAAGTTCCGTACGAAGTGGTTGGTGCAGCTGTAGTTCTGCGCTCCACCGACCGGCAGCGGGGCGGCAACCCCCGTGGTCTTGCCTTCGTTGATCTGCTCAGCCGCGTCCTTCGGGGCACCAGGCGGGGTCTCATCCCTGAGGTCCTCGTGGATCATCGGCCCCTCGTCCGCAGGCGTGGGGTCAGCG